CGAAGTCGTTGTCAGATTAGACAGTGACAATGAAGAAATTCATTTTGTCACTACAACAGGCTTTGACGTTATGGATAGCCAGACGGGCGTCTATAACGTCAGCGTTACGGCGATTGGTTATGGACTTGATGTAGAGCAAACGGGCAAAAGACGTTCGTCTCCGACCACCGCGAGTATTAGGGCAGAGGGCAGGACAACAATTCCAAGCAACATTGCAAGCTTGAATATCACGCCGATTGACCAGCACAACGCTGAGCTGCATTGGCCTGAGGCAACTGACCTTGATGTCAAGATTGGCGGCACCATTGAGATCCGGCACAACCCACGAACGACTGGTGACATTAAATGGTCACAGTCAGAAAAAATTGTCCCTGCTGTTAATGGCAGCACGACACGCAAAATCGTGCCACTGCTAGATGGTCACTACCTCGTCAGGGCAAAAAGCTCGAACGATAAATATGCACCGTTGACAGGCATACCAACGGTTTTAGTTGAGCAGCCAGAGCCGCAAGACCTTGAGGTTGTCCAGACCTACACCGAGAGCCCAAACTTTACCGGCACGTTTTCCCAATCCTTCAACA